CATATTAGCAGTTTCTTGATATTTTTCAAGAGCCTTAAATTGGTCTTCTGTTAATTTAGTAACATCGGCAACTTTCTCAAATCCTGGTACATTAAGTTTAATTTGACCATTAGGTCCTATCTCTGATAAATTGGCAATTAATTGTTTTTGGTCTTTATTTAAACCTGTAAAGTCTAAAGACTCCATAACTCTTTGTTCTTTTGCGGCCTTAACCGCAGTGTTTGCCATATCCTCATATGATAACCCAAGAGCATCTGCCTGTGCTCTCAAACGTCTCATCTCCACACCTGTCAGTTTAAACTCACCCGTCTCTTCGTTAAACATTACTGCAGATTTGGCGGCATCTATAATAGTATTTTGAAGTCCTTCCATGTCGTTTTCCGCCATGTACATCAACTTGAATGGGTCACCCAAAGCACCAATCTCACCACCTAATGTTTGGAATTCAGCCGCTAATTCTATAGCCTTTTCAGGACTTAGTAAGTCTCTTGCCAATCCTGTTAATTGTTTAAAGTCCATACGGAGAGCTTGTGCTCGAGCAACCATTCTACCTAATCCCTCAACACCATCTTTAAATCCGTAAGAATTAACTAATTTAATATTATCTCCAACATTTTTAAGAAATGTATTAACATTTAAACCATAAGTTCTAGCCGTTTTTGTTAGTGCTTGAGTACTTTTAATAGCGTTATCAGTTCCTTGTCCCAAGTCTTGAAATCCGGTAACCATAGTAGCAATTTCGTCTGCTGTAAGATTTGTTGTTTGTTGTAAGGTGACTAAACTTGTCAGTTGGTCATCAGTAAGATAGACGTTTCTTTGTAATGATTTACCAATCGCTTGGTATACTTCAAAGTTATCTTTTAACGTTGCACCAATTTGTAATGTTCTTCTGTATGTTTCTAACGTTGTACTTTGTATCATGTCAGATGCAGGACCTATCTGACCAAACACATTTCTAGCCGTAGTAGTGGCGGCGTTTTCAAATTCTTTTAATCCCTCTATAAATTTTTTAGGATTTAAAGATTCATAAGCTAACTTGGATGCTTGTGACGCGAAATTACCTTGTCCCGCTGAGGGTTCGAAGGCACTAGTATTTGTATTATCATCAGGAGCAAAAAACATAATCTACTTTTATGATAAATAGATTATTGTTTATTTTTTTGCTTTTCTACCATTTCACTTCTTTTATCAAATTCTTCAACAAGTTTATTGATAAAATATTTTCTTTCATAAACAGGCATAGTAAGAATATCCGAATATGAAAAATTCGCATGTCTACATAAATAATAAATTTCGTCTAATTGATTTTTTTTATAATCAGAAGAAAGGTCGAAAAAACTCCGCCCCGAAAGTGACATTAACAAACACTTTTTCTCCTGACGGGGCTATAATTTCTTTCCTTAAATCAAGTCTTGGTTCGGCCAACCTTAGTTGTTGTCTAATATATTTGGCGTCTGATATTGGCATTTGAGTAATAAACACTGATATATTTTGTTTATTATCATCACCATTTAATGTTACAATTTGTTTTTCTAATCTTTTTGTGGCTATTGGTGCTATCATACCTTCAGGATATTGAGCAGTCAATTTATCAATTTCTTCTTGCTCACCAATATTTAACAATCTACACTCAACTACCTTACCTGATGTTGGTAATGTTATACCTATTAACCCTTTTTCATTTGTCTGCAATTCGGGTTCAATAAAATTAACCTCATCTAAATTTATAACAGTCTCAAAAGTTTTTTGAGTAACTGGGTCGATAGTTGAAACCCTATATTCAGTACCAAATGCAGTATTTCTTAAAAACAATAAAATAGCTTGGACATCCCCATCAATTAATTCACTAACATTAAAATTAGGTTCATAAATTTTTTGTTTTAATAACGTTTTAATGATACCCTCAGATTGAATAATGTTTGGTGACATTAAAATGTTTTCATCATTGGCTGTTAAGTAACCAACCTTAATTGATGATTTTTTGTTTTTATAGAATTTTCCACCCGAAGGTAATTTAACCACATCATGTGGTAGGTTCATATCCATTTGACCGTATTGTGCTGCTGTATCCATATTATTTTAAATAAAAAAACCATAGGGTTTCCCCTATGGTTAAATATAACAAAATACTTTTTTTCGTAAATATTAAATTAGTAAACCAAAATACATCTATCAGGACGAAGAGTTGCCGTAATAGTTGCCAAGTTCTCTTCACTATACCCTAACGAGTCAAAGTTAACATCAGTTAAGAATGTTCCCTGTAATATCCACTTTTCAACTGCAACACCTGTCGGGTCCAACATTTCTAAGTCAATGTCTTTCTTATAACCTGCGGCATAACCCATACGACCTGTTACTGATTCAGCGTGTAAACGAACCCACTCCATAAGAGCTTGTGCCGCTGAAGGTCCGATTGGGTCACGGAAGGTTACATTAATTGTGTTCCAATTAAATCTTCCTGCCACGTATGTTGATGTGTTCAAAAATGGAATCTCTGTAGCTCCAATTGTAATCTGTGGACGTGAAGTTGATTCTACGTACCAAGAGTTGATACCCAATGATGAAGGAAAAGAAAGGATAAATCGATTCTTTCTTTTTGGTTCATACGGTGTGGGCATTTTCATTAATAAGTCTGCCATAGTATTTTGGTTTTAAATTTTTTCTTTTGTTTATTTCTTATAAATATTATGAGTTTGAAAAATTTTTCTATTTACTTTATTTTAGAATTCAATTACTCATAGAATGAGCCCAGAATTACTGAAATAATTTATACTTCTTGTTTTTCTCCTCCTTTTGTTAAATATGTTTTAACTAGTTTATCAGTATCTTCTGCATCTAGAAAATCTTTTATTTTTTCGATGTTTCTAGCGTCATCATCAGAAAATCCAATCATAGGTACAAAATTGTTTTTGATGTCGTTCTTAAAATAAGCCTTCTCCCCGAGCTCTTGTGCCATATTTTTGACATACGAAAGGAAGTTTCTTAAAGCAACAATCTTACCCTCCTCAGGATTCGCAGCACTCCCCTCACCATAAGTTACGGGGTGAAACTTTGCCAAATCCAAATAAAAGTCAATCATTTCTTTGTCACTCATTTTTGTTTCATCAAAATAATCACGATATCTTTTTAAATTATTTAATAATTCATTCTTACTGATACCATTGTGGTCGGTAACAATCATATTGTAAACCGCCTCACGAAGAGTTTTAGGGTTGTGACCCCTTGCGGTGATAATAGAAAAAATGGACCCCCCATTTATTGCTTCAACAAAATCATTCCATGATGGACCTGGTTTTGCTAACATAGAATCAACAATAAATGCTTTATCTCCTGAAACACCAAAATTACGATATGGGTTTTCAGCGTATCCAACAATCTTTTTACCTTTATAATCGAATGGTTCTTTACCTATACTTTCACGGTATTCAGCAAAATCTTCAGTACTCATACCTACTTCTTCACCGTCTTCAGTTGATAATACAATACGGGTGGGCATTGTTACAATATTATCATCCCAGTCAAAAGCATAGTACTTTAAGTCAGGTTGACCTTCTTCATCAAACCCTTCACGAAGTTGTTTTTCTTCGGCGTACTCTTTAATGATTTGTTTTAAATTCATTTTTTACCTTTAGTGACCTTTTGAATTAATCTTTCTAATTGTTCTTCAGATATAACAATGTTTTGTGGTTTTTCAGAGAAAGTCTTCTTTCCTGAATTTTCTATTGATAATGCTTCGTTTAAAGTTTTTTTATTGAATTCCATTTTTTTTGTTTTTAAGGCTATAAAGGGGGAACTTTCGCTCCCCCTTTTTTTATTAATTATCTATATTAGATATTTTCGAATGATGCTCCTGTTGGAGTAATCAAGAATTCGATATCGATGAATTCAAGAGCTCTTGTTGGTTTTAGATAAATCTTACCTGTTAAAGTATTTGAATCTAAATCCTCAGGAGTGTTTGATACAGTTACACGGAAGTCAATCAAACCTCTATCTCTACGGATTGAATCCAAGATTGGGTTAACTGAATCCAAGAACTGTTGTCTTACTTTCTCG